AATGCTTTCAGTACCTAGTTCTGAAGCAATTCGACCGCCTTTAACAGTGCCAAGTTCGCGTTCTCTTTCCTGTAGGCGTTTTAGATCTGCTGGGCTTAGATCTCTTTTCAGCGATGCTATTTGTTGTCCAGCAGTTACTTCACCCAAAACTTGATTTACAAGTTGCAGGAATGATGTAAGCGGACCAGCAATTAAAGTATTCAGTTGAGCAGTCAGCAAATTCCACAGCCGTGTTGTTTCGGTTGTTTCAGCACCTAAATCCTGTAGTGCTCTGACTCCTTCATTACCCACAGCCCGTGCCAAATCTTCTGTAAGGAGTGCTGCAAGCTCTTCAACCTTGCCCTGTTCTTCTAGTTGATAAGCCCGCTCTGCTACAGCCTCGCTGCTAAACAGCGACTTTTCACGCATCAGTTCAAGGGCGCCCGCCGTTGAGTTGATGGCAGTTCCCATTTCAATAGCTTGTTGTGCAAATTTGTCTAATTGAGTGCCGATAGCGCTCAACGCAATCTGAGCAGCAAAGCCGGCTGGGCCGCCAACAAGACCGCCAGCTGCACCACCAAGAACTGCGCCAGGGCCGCCGCCAAATAGCAGCGGAAAGCCGGCGCCAAGGGCAACGTTGGCTAAACGACCTGGACCTCTTCGGCCACCGCTTCTCCTAGATCCTCCGCCAGGAACGCGAATACCTGTACCACCTGTTCCAGAAATAGGAGCTGACGTACCGCCAGTTTCGTAATATGTAGCAATGTCACGCAGTTTTTTAGCGCGTCTTACTCTAGTTTCTTCTAGTCGATTTAATGTGTTTAATCGTTCTTGACTTTCAGCTAGTTCAGCGTTGTATTTATCCTGCCCTGTCTTAATCTGCTGCAGGCCACGCGCAGTCGCATTAAGCATTTGAGAACTGGGAAGCGCTTTTATGCTCTGTAGTTTTGCCGCTTCGGTGGCTATGCCTGCATACAACGCTTCAACCTGACTTAAAGGCCGTACTTGTTGTTTTATGTTTTCAGCAAGGCGGAGTGCAATCTCTGCCTCATCTTTTGTACGAGCGCCTCCAAGACGTTCTACTTGACCTGTAATTCGGCGACGGGCTCCGCCGCTCATTGCCGGTGAGCCGGGAGTTGCTGCCGGTAGTAACAGCTGTGCTGGTCCAGCGGCGGCGTTTATTTTTGCTACCTCTTTAGCTGCCCGTGCTTGCCTATAAAACTCAGCCGTTTGACGGGCAGCCGCTTGTGCGGCAGCATTCGTACGCGTAATAAACTCCTGCTGACTGGTGTTTAATTTATCTATTTGTGCTGCTGTTTCCGCTGCTGCTTGTATACGTTCTCTTTTTTCTTTATTTCTGCGTATTGCTTTTTGAGTTGGTACGTCAATATCGGCACTGAATGCGCCAAAACCTGAGGCCTTACGAGCTGCTTGGGACGCTCGTATGTTTGCAAGGATAACGCCTCTCTCGGCCTTTTCGATGTCGTCTAATAGTCTGGCTCTTTCACGTAGAGCATTATTTAAAACTTTACTAGCCTGGTAATACTCGCGGGCAGCCGTTACAGCTTTACTTGTTCCAAGTGCCGCTTCATCAAAATTTTTAGCGGCCTCTGCTACAACAGTTTTTACGGAATTAAAAGTTTTTGATAGTAATCTTCCCGAAGCATTCAGGTTATCGTTAAGAACGGAAATTTTAATTCCGGTGGTTTTAATTTGATCCTGCAGTTCCCTAAGCTGGCGAGCGCCCTTTACCGCGATCTCAATATCGGCTCTGTAGGCCACGGCGCTGCATCACTTCCGGTACTTCAGTTTACGCAGTAAAAAGCCGCCGGGGCTAGCGGCGGCGTTTGGCTTTGTCGATTTCCTTTTGTTGGTCCTCGTTGATTATCTGGAAGTAGGCGCTCCAGCCGATTAGCTCTTCGGCTGTCATGCGGTTGCGTACTTCGCTAAGCGTTAGGCCCAGCTCCTTGGCGACGCCAAATTGGAGCATGAGCCAGTTGTCTTTGCGAAGTTCCGCGCTCAGGCTTTTGGGTCGATCGGTTCGGCGTCGTCGGTGATGACCGCCAGCATCAAGGCTTGGAGATCCTTGTCCTTGACTTCGTTTTTGAGCACGTCGATCTCGCCAGCGGCAAACAACTTGGTGCCGTTTTCGTCGAGGGCTTTGGCGATCAGTAGCTGGAGGGCGAAGGCGTTGGCGTCGTCGGACTTGGCCTGCTTTTGGGCGCGTTCACGCTCGGCGGCGGTCAGTGGGGTGACCCACATCTCGAATTCGCTGCCGTCGGACAGGTCAACAGTTTTCTTGACGGGCTCCAAGTTGGCCGCTTTCTTGAGGCGGTCAATGGCGCGGACTGGAACTGGCATAACCACTTGAGGTTTGTTCTACTGTAGCGGACTAGAAGCAATAAAAAACCCCGGCGCGAGCCGGGGTAGTTCCTTGGCCTACCTAATCTAGGCAGAAGTGCTGAAGTCGAACGTCGGGGTGCCGGACGGACGGAAGTTGACAGTAACGGACTGGGCGTCGTCGGGGTTGATGTTCAGGCTGGCGGAAGTCAGCACTGCATCGAACTCGATCGAGCGGCTCAGGCTCTCGTTCAGGGTGCCACCGCTGAACACCTGATCGGTGTACAGCTTGAAGGCGGCGCCGGTCTGCTGACGCTGGAGCACGTCTTCGATCATCCGGTTGGAGAGGGCGGCGTCCTCGTTGGTCATGTAGACCGTTGCGGTGCCGGTGCCATCGCCGAAACCGGAGATGTAGCTGCGGAAAGGCACGTATTGGCCGGGGGTTTGACCGATGGTGGTCACGTCGATTTCAGCGCGACTGATCTCGAAGCTCCAGTCGCGGACTTGGCCGACGACGGCGAAGGAAGCGTAGGCAACCTGGAACTCGTTGGGAGCAGCTGCGGTGCCGTCGTCGGTGATGGTGATGGTGGAACCGCCGAGAGTGGCGGACACCTGCATCACACCAGTTGCCGCCGCGTAAGCAATGACGTAGTAGGTGGTGCCAGTGCTGATGCCTGCGGGCAGGGTGCCGGTGCCGGAGCCGCCGGTTTGGCTGTTGACGACGCTGAACTGGACGGGGTCACCGACCTTGAAGTTCAGGTAAGGGGCGACGGTAATTTCGTCGTTCGCAACGCTGACATTGGACTCACCGAACGTACCGGTGGTTCCAGCGGGTTTGTAGTAGAGGGCGCCGGACGTGCCGGACAGTACGGTGGTGGCCATTGGCTTACCGAAGATGACGTTGTGGGCGGGCACTGCCCGGCTTAATACAGGTTAGCGCTTGTTACTAAGCATTACCTACGACAACACAGTTGCTACGTAGGAAGTATCAATCCGCCCGACAAAGTGCGGTGCAGCTTCAGTCGCAGAAAATGTTGGGCCGTTGATTTCGCCAACACGGAAGAACACACCGCTAGTGGTTTTTGCTGTGTCGTTGAGTGTTTCCAGCACGTTGACGGCAGTGGTCAGCAGGGTTTGGTTACGGGCAGGGCCGCGTCCTTTCTCCGTGAAAATGCGGATGACAATCGCGCCACGAGCGTTATCGACGCTGCTAGTAAGCGTGGGCTCGTTGGTAATGCCGAAAGTAACATTGACGCGGACGTATTCAGTCGTTGTGTTGGGTGGGACGGCTGTGATGTTGTCGAAATAGACCGGAACAGCGGGGGTTAGCCCGCTAAAAGCAGACAGAAGAGGGTTTTCAACGGCGGCGCGGATTGCTTGGTAGTTCACAGCCGCACTCTCCCTAGTTCTGCATCAAGACTGAGTTTAATTTGTCTGTCGATGGCACCACCGCGTACATAAGTCGTGTACCAGTCCAGGGGGGCTGTGCTGCGGTTTGGGCCTTCGTCATTTCCGATCAAGTCGCCGCGATACCCGCTAACACGTGTACCTCTGTCGTACTCCTTTAGTGGGGTTGTACCGGGATCTATGAAAATACCTTCTGCAAGGTCTCGCGCTTCGTCTGCGTAGGGAGCAAAGTTTGAGATGGTGTACTTAACATCGTCTCCGACAAAACTTCGGCCACTAAGCAGCGGAGCGTACAGCCTTTGGGGATAACCGGCGGCACCAGTGCCTACTGTCTTTCTGCCGTCATTTGTGTCTATCTGCCAAGAGTTGGAGAAGCGTCCCGACCACACAGGTCCGGCCTCTTGTAAATCGACAACAATTTCTTCCGCTGCACGAGCAGGTCCACGACTAAAGGCAGCAACAGCCAAACGATCCAAATTTTCACCTAGGCGTTCTAGCTCATTTAGGAGCCCTCGATTACGTGCCATTACTGCGGCCTCGCAATAAGTACGTGCATCACAGGGTTATCGCCGCGGTAAGTGGCGATGTTCACTATTTTGGCTTCGCGGGTTACGCCGGCCTGGCTGTACTGGATGCGGTCGGCTTCGGTGGGGTAGTAGGTGCCAAGCTCGCTGGAGCCGATGATGACCTTTACATCGGTGGACTGGTACAAACCCTCGGATTCGCGGGGAGTAAGGCGCAAAATAACGCCCTTCACCGTGACGGTGGTGTCCGCTCCATTGACGGCGCCCGTGGTTGGGTCGTAGGTGCGGGGCGTGGTGGTTTTGATGTACGTGATGTCTTGGCCCCAGTCAGCAAGGATTGCTGTGGGGAGTGGGGCGAATGTGGTGTCGATCAGGCCCATGTCACCCCCGGAATAGGCGGACGGCGTAGTTGGTGGCGCCGCCTATGCAGTAGGGGCCGAGGTAGCTCTGCAGCCAAGGGTAAACGTCAAAGACGTTGTTGATGACGCCCGGAGTCATGGAGCTGTCCTTGTATTTGACCTTCAGTTCGCCAAGCTCGACCTCGTCGTAGAGGCCGGTGGTGCCAGTGGTGCCAGTGATGGCGTCAGTGTCGTTGGCCAGCGCACGTGCCAGTTCATACGTCGCAGCCTTGATGCCGACGGGGATCAGGGTGCAGGCCAGCTCGATGCCATCGACTTTGTAGTCCTCGCGGGGCCACTTGAGGGCTTGGGTTTCGCTGCAGCGGTCGCCGTAGAAGCTCAGGGCGTCGATCCAGCGGGTGGCGGAAATGATGGCGCGGTTTTTCTGGTCGTCAGTCTTGTTGTCCCAGGTGCTGGAGTCGGGGACGGTCTCGAAATAGGTGTTGGCGTCCGCCAGCGTCACGTAGCT